AGCTCTGCTTTACTAAGCGTCGTGAAATTGTTGGGGTTCATGTACGTCTACAACATCAACAACCTGCATAAAGCGATTGAGCTTTTCTTTAATGCGCGTCTCCAATTCGGAGTCCGACATTTCCGTTTTCTTAATCTCTATCTTTTCAGTGAATAGGCCGACCTCAGTTACCTTGCCAAGAAGCGCTAAAGCCTTTAACCGGATGTTTGGGTTATTACTTGTAGTCTCTTCAAGAATCTTGGCTACTGTATATCCGCGCAGTTCTTTAGCTTGCTGCACGAACTCCCAGTCATAGGCTGTCAGCATACCTGTTAGTTGGCGCACAGCCAGCGGCGTCTTCAGTTCAACAAGCGCCTGCTTCTTCTTATCGTCGTCAGTTACCGTAACCAGCGACTGGAACGCTTCGCGCGCGCTTGCAACCTCCAGCCCATCAACGATCTCTTCGTCGGGCGTTACCCCCAACTTCTCCAACCAATCCGCAGTGGCGAACTGAGCCGAGAGCACTTCATTTGGCGTCGCCTTTTCAAGCGGCTTGAAGTCTCCGGTATCTGCTACGTCTGGCTCAAAGTTGACGAGGTGGTTCAGCATGCCTGCAACTGTACACATAAACAGCGGAAATATGCAAGTGTGTGGCGTTAGACAAAGGTTTTTATAAATTTTTGTAGTAGTGGGATGGGGGCGCGTTTTGCTTTGGTAGGGGGGGTACTTTGTGTATGAGGTTTTACAAAGTGGGTGGAGCGGGTGAGAAACAGTGTTCGTGGCGGCGCGTGCCACGCCATCGCGCAGAGGGGGGTGGGGGGTGGGTGGGGTCGGCAGGATCTGCCGCTGCGAGGGCAGGGCAGCACAGGGCGAGGGCAGGGCAGCACAGGGCGAGCACAGGGCGAGCACAGGGCGAGCATGGCCGGCTGCGCCGGCATCGGGAACATGGCCGGCTGCGCCGGCATCGGGAACATGGCCGACTGCGCCGGCATCGGGAACATGGCCGACTGCGTCGGCGGATGGATGGCCGACTGCGTCGGCGGATGGATGGCCGACTGCGTCGGCGGATGGATGGCCGACTGCGTCGGCGGATGGATTAGGTACACGGCAAAGATTGCCGCCCCATGCATTAGTTGCCGGCAAACCTTGCCGGTGTCACGGTGTCAATCGGAAGCATTCACGTGTTTATGCGGGTTTCCGGGTGTCAAACGACTGGCACATTTAATGCATGAGTAAGGGCTCGGCGCTTTGCCGTGGTTTAAACCGGAGTCAAACGAATGAAAACAACAATCAAATTCAACACCCAGCGCGAGTACGGCCCCAAGGGCCAACGCATTGCCGCCCGCCTGCTAGACAATGGATCGACGGTATTCGTCGACGTTGACCGCAACATCGAAGGCGTCATCCCGGTTCTATGCGACGCCGAATTTACAGCGTCAATCTTTAACTATCGCTGGGTAATGGAATCCTATGACAGCAACTGGTACGCGCAACCTCAGGAAGAACACGCCGAAACAATTCGCGAACTTCGCGACTTGATCCTGACACCGGCAGCGCCCGCACCAACAGAACCCGAGCCGGCGCCTGTATTGACCGATGCAGAACCCGAGCAAACCGAGATCGAATACGACGACGGAGTGGATGCGCACGACTACGTGGTGACCGGATGCCACGACGAAGACAACACCGAGCCGGCGCCCCGACTGGAGATCACCAAACCGAAGATTCAATGGCTGCGCTTGACGCGCGATATCGCGAACCCACGCCGGGATCGCCGGATGCGGTACGGCTGGCAATCAATTGACGTATTCAAGGCCGGGACAATTTTCGAAGTATGGCCAGATTCCGACGGTTCGCAATCGGTTTGGTTTGGGACAACTGGCATTGGTGACTTGAAACTTGAGGCCGCATTGATTGCAGCCGGAGAACCTACCATTGGCCACGACTTCGAAGAAATCAAAAAGATCGCCGGCCACGGATACGCGCTTGGGTCGACCGTGATCGACTATGCGCTGGCACAAGGTTGGTTGACCCGCGATCAGATTCTGCAAGCACTCGCCGCCGGCGCCGAATAATCCAAACCCAACTCGGGCGGCATTGCCGCCCGCACTAACCCGGAGTCTAGAGAATGAAAGAGATCAAGCATGCAATCCGACGCGCTATTCGTCGCGCAATCAGCCCCTATCGGGTTGTAATCATTGACGCTGACGGAGACCGCTACGTGCACCGCGCACGCACCACGCGAGAGGCTAGAGGGTGGCTCGGCTGCTATAGATCGGGCATCGGCATTATCTACACTCGGTCCGGCAAGATTGCCGCCGTTCGCATTGCATAACTTCGGAGCCTAGAACATGACCGCAATCAGTGACCCCAACAAAATCGCACTATTCAGATTGTGCACACTGCGCACCGCGCTTCGCTTAGAGATAAACGGAATGCGCAGCAGCGGACGATCAGCCTATGCAACCCTCAAGGATATGGGATATCGGGGAAACCGTGCTGCCGTCCTGGCCGCAGTTAAGACCGATATCGCCCAGGCATTCAACACAATGGAGAACCAAGAATGAACCACCGCCCACTGAACGAGATCGCCCGCGAGATCAACGAAGATTGGAAACGCCCCTACTTCGCCGCCGTGCCATATCTAAACGCCCTAGCAGGCATGCATTGCATAAGTGATCGGTTTGGATACGACGACGCGCGCGGAATCGTGCTCTACTTTTTGAGCAACGCAGGATCATGGCGCGGGCCGGTGGCTAAACGGATTAAAGCCGAACTGAAAGCCGCGCTGAAATAAACGCCGCCGCCCGCATGCGGGCGGCACAGCACAGCGTCGGATAGCCGGTGCTGTGCTGTGCCGATGTTGGCATTTTTTCAGGAGTCGAGAGCATGAGTCAGTTAATCAATGACGCAATCCGCCACGCTGTGGCGCGCGCTGCGCACGAAGAAACGATTGTTTATTTGGATGGTCCGCGCGCTATCGTAAAGCCTGCAAGTGAACCCGCACCAGCAAACGGCGCGGTTTACTGTGTCGCGCAGCGCTGGAATCAAAACACCGTGCAGTTGCGGTTTGAGGGTGCCAAGTCTGAATGGGTGCAGGTATGAAAGAACCCACTGGATACGTATTTTTTGAGGGTAAATCGCCCATCGATGGGGCGCCCATTGTAGGCGTCGCAGTGATCCACAGCGGCAACGGAAAAACTGGGGATATGGTGCAGACCTACATTCTCAGATCCGACGTTCACCCATCCGAAGCAATCGCAAACGGGGCGGACCGTTCAATATGCGGAGATTGCCGGCACCGTCGCGATCCACTAACAGGCAAGCGTACGTGCTACGTGACCCACTTCGGCATCGGATCGGTTTACCGGAGTCTGAAAGCCGGCCTGTACCCTAGGGTATCGCCCGCAACGCTTCGCCGCATTATCGCGGGCCGGATGGTAAGACTCGGCGCATATGGCGATCCGGCAATGATCCGCGCCCGAGTGTGGCAATCCATTCTGAAACTAGCCGCCGGTCATACGGGATACAGTCACCAATGGCGCGCTGATTTTGCTCAGGGTATCGCTAGCCTATGCATGGCCAGCGTGGACAATCCTTCGGAGTTATTGGACGCCCGCGCGGGCGGATGGCGCACTTTCAGGATTCGACTGGAGACCGATCCGCTAGCCGCTGGAGAGTTCGAGTGTCCCGCATCGGATGAAGCCGGGAAACGATTGCAATGCATTGAGTGCGGCGCATGCGATGGTGCCGGCCAAAACACCAAACGGGCATCACCAGCCATCATTGTGCATGGGACGCAGTCGCGTCATTTTACGGGAGCCTAGGATGAAACTTCACCCAACCCACGCCCAAGCCGCCACATTGGCGGCACAACTACAACGCGACGACACCGAGTGGAGTTACCGGGTAGTCCGCGCGCCTACCGCGCGCATCGCCTACGTGATCGAGGTCCGCGACGAACGCGGGATTCACCTCGGGTACCTGTAGCGCACCAGAGCCGGCCCCTACGGGGGCCGCTCCCCCCTCGCCCCTTCGGGGGCTTTTTTGTGCCCGCTGATTCGGCCCCCTTCGGGGGTGACTTCGGGGGTCACATAGGGGGCCGTCGGGGATGCAGGCGCGTTCACTATGCTGACCGTGGGGGATGCAGGCGCGTTCGTTACATGGACCGTGGGGGATGCAGGCGCGTTCGGTGTCCGGCAATTATTGCCGGCAGTGGGGGTTGCAGGCGCGTTAAGCTGTAAAAGATTGGACTCCCGTTGCTAAAAAACAACAGTCTAAATTTATCCCGATTTGTCCGCACCCCCGGACGCTCTGTAACCCGCGTCAATCCTAGCGCCCAATGTCAAAGTCCGGCGAATACCTACATATATATCTATATCTATATCTTATATATTAATACACCTACGTGGACACCCGGACGCTCGCTTCCTTCCCGGCTTAGGTTCTTTTATTTTTTTAAAATCGATCCCATGTGGCACGCTACCCCCCTGAAACCTAGGCTACATGCGGGCTTGAATGCGTCCAATCAAAAAGCTAGTAAGCGACATAAGAAAACGTACCCCTTGGGTATCCCCGACGCAAACCTAGGCTACATAAGGGTTTGCCAGCGTCCAAACTTTTTGCTAGTATTTGGCCTTTAAGGAGGATCTGCCATGACTCACGCCGTACACTGCCCAAAATGCAACCGGATTCTGCCTCCCAAGGAGTTCATCTACACAATCTCACGCCAACACGCAATGGCAAGGGGCTACTCTGGGGAGCACCGAGTCGAGTTCACATCCAACTATTGCAAAGACTGCCGACCCCCCACAGAGCGTAAACTGTCAAAGCTAACCATCCATGAACTGAACGAACTCGTAGCATCCGGAGACATACGCCCATCCACCGCCGTTCGTGTGCAAGAAGCCAAAGTCAAACGCAAGTCCAAAGCGTGCAGCAACGCATCGAAGCAGAGATGGGAGCGCCCACGTAAGAGTGAGTGGGACACTTGGGTGTCTCATGTTAGACACGAGATGGACTTAATCACTCGGCAGAAGCGCTACGCCAAGAAGATCGGAGACCCCAACACAATCGTGTTCTGCGACGCTGCTATCTCGATGCTACACGGCGTGATTGGCAGACTGAAGACCCGTGAGTTCCTCAAAGAGACGCTCGCACCCGGCGAGAACCCCATCCAGTGGCCAGAACCAGAGCGCTCAGACGTAGCGAAACTGTGGACCAACATCGTGCCGTCCATCACAAAACCACCAAGATCACCAATATTTTTGTAAAACGCTTGACAGATCAAAACAGTCAAACTAACCTAGAGTCTCAACCAACCAAACAAAGGCGCCCGATGGCACGCAAGACCTACAGAGAACACGTGTTCGACTATATTCTAGCCAACCAAGGGGCTACGCTTCGCTCAGTACAGGAAGCGTTTTACTATGATCGCCCCGGCGCAGATGCCAACAGTGTATGTTTGTCTAAGTTAGAAGTGCTTAATTTTGTACGCGATCTGCGCGAAGCCCACCAAGTGAGCCTCTCAACGGACAATAAGTTGTACGCCGTAACTAAGGAGTACGCACCCCCAAGAAGACGCAACGCTGTTGACCTACCGCAACATGCCCCACCGCAGACGCCAGAGCAGGCCGTTGACAAGATTCTCTCAACGCTAAACATACAGACCGCCGCCATCCTGCGGCACAAACTCAACGAGATGTTCCAATGATCTACGCACACACAGGTGAGAGCCTCAAGACGGCCATCATGCAACCAAAGCCGCAGATGAACGACCCAGTAAACCGCCCCAAACATTATACGTTCGGCTACTACGAAGTCATCGAGGTACTACAAGACTGGTTCCCCAAGAACCCACTGCTATGGCAGGTGGGTAAATACATAGCTCGCGCTGAACACAAGGGCAAGCCACTGGAAGACCTACGCAAAGCCCGCTACTACTTACAGCGCGAGATCGACAGGTTGGAAGACCTGTCAGAGAACCAGAAACCTGACCAGAACACATAAGCCGACCTATAACTTGGGCGGTGCTCACACGCGGCTTGTATATCTTGTGTGTCCCGCTAGAGGGCGAGGCTGTCGGCTGAAAGAATGTGGCCTTGCCTTCACTCCCATACCGCGAACAGAGGGGGCGCGGAATATACATACCCCCCTCACCTAACAACCAACGCTAACCCAACACATATGCGCCAAACTCAAGCAACCCTAAACAGAATCCAAGACGCCTACGACAACCGCATGCCACCCAGCTATTGGATGGACGACCTAGAAGACACGCCGGACAGCCTAGTAGAGAACTTTGTAACCCATGCAAACGCTCAACAGGCGTTCAGTAATGACGCAGACTTACCGGCCATACACGCATACGTAGCGAAGCTGTTGGGCTACCCGAATACGGATACCGATTCATGGGCAGTTGAGTTCGTTGCTGAAGAACTGTCGTTGCTGTACTACGATCAAAAGAGATAACCCACACATGGCAGCTAAACCAGAAGCGCTAGTCAAGAAAAAGATCCGCGCCATCCTCGACGAGTTTGAAGCCTACTGGGTAATGCCTGTCAGTAATGGCATGGGTAACCACGGCGTGCCGGACTTCTTGGTGTGCTGTAACGGGCGCTTCATCGGCATCGAGGCCAAGGCAGGAGCGAACAAACCCACAGCGTTGCAACAACACAACATCGACCGGATATTTGACGCGGGCGGCTACGCGCTCGTGATTAATGAAGACACCCTACACGTATTAACGGAGCTATTGGAATGGACGACAAAGAAGTAAAGCAAATCAAAGAGAAGCGGCTTATGGAGCTAAGTGCCTGCGTCGCGAAATGTATGGAGGAAGGTGCCAAGGGTCGCGGGTTATTTCTTTACTCGCATGAGGACGAGAAGTACCTGACGGTCTTAACATTTAACGCAGCGCCAGACGTAGTGTGCAATTTAGTGTACAGCGCCAACGCGCTGATGCAAGACCTGATTGACAGAGCTACGGCAGACGCCCCACCAAAAGAGATGTGGAGCTAACACCCAATGACTATTGTGTTATAGTGTGATTTTCCAACTAACTGGTAAATCCTTATGCCCAGAACGCACGGAGAAACCCGGCTCATTGACGGTAAACGGGTGGCATCACCCGAATATAGGTCTTGGCAGATGATGCGAAATAGGTGTCGCAATCCAAAAGCGCAAGATTATGCTTACTACGGTGGCCGAGGGATTGTTGTTTGCGAGTCTTGGGAAAAGTTTGAAAACTTTTTAGCGGACATGGGCCGCAAACCAACAGCAGAACACACTCTTGAGCGGAAAAATGTGGACCTGAACTACACGCCAAGCAACTGTGTGTGGGCGACACGAAAAGAGCAGTCTCGCAACCGACCGTACGCATCAACACGGCACTGGGCGTTGGCTGAAAAACTAGCTGTAGCGCCTGCCACAGCACTGCATTACCTTTGGATAATGCGCAGAGATCTGCGCGGTAACCCTACCCGGTACAAGGTTCCGCATTTGGCTGCGCAAATAATCAAACAGCACATGGGAGAAAAATTATGAGTGCGCCATTCAACAAGATTTTAACGCTGGATCTAGAAACGCGCTGGTCCAAAGCTGACTATACGTTGTCCAAGATGACCACCGAAGAATACATTCGCGACCCAAGGTTCAAGGTGTTCGGTGCTTGCTTGCATGAGTACGGATCGGACGAACCCCCACGCTGGTACAACGGAGAAGACTTGCATGACGCGCTCATGCAGTACGACTGGACCCAGACAGCAATCCTTGCGCACAACGCGCAGTTCGACGTATCAATCCTTGAGTGGAAGTACGACTGTCATCCGGTATTTATTCTGGACACGCTCAGCATGGCCCGCGCATTGCGCGGCACCGAGGCAGGAAACTCGCTAGCGCAGTTAGCTCAGGAATTTGATCTGCCACCCAAAGGCAACGCGGTCCACAACACAGACGGACTCGAGGAACTAACGCCTGAGATTGAAGCAGAGTTAGCTGAGTACTGTGCGCATGATGTGATGCTGTGCGAGGAGATTTTTGTACGGCTATCTGCCGGGTACCCAGCTAAAGAGCTACGCCTGATTGATCTGACGCTGAAGATGTACACACAGCCGCGCTTAATTCTCGACGGCACGATGCTGACCAAGGCTATCGAGGAGGAGCGCACACAACGCGAAGCACTGCTAACTAATCTCGGAATCACAGACGCTGATCTGGCGTCCAACCCAAAGTTTGCCCAGCTACTCGAAGCTGTTGGGGTACCCGCGCCTAAAAAGATCAGCAAGACCACGGGTGAAGAGACGCTAGCTCTGGCCAAGAATGACGCCATGTTCCTCGCCATTATGAACGGTGAGAACGAAGCAGCCGCGCTGCTCTGCGAAGCCCGACTGAAAGTGAAGTCAACAATGGACAGAACTAGGGCGCAAAGATTCTTAGAGATCAGCAAACGCGGCCCGTTACCGGTACCTTTAAGTTATTACGGCGCAATTACTGGGCGTTGGGTCGCGTCTAAAGGGTCCTCAATAAACGTTCAAAACATTAGAAGGGGTTCCTTTCTTCGCAAGGCGATACTAGCGCCGATGGGCCACACGATAGTAGTAGGTGACCTGTCCCAGATCGAGCCGCGCGTGCTCGCATGGCTCTCAGACTACGAGGATATGCTGGACATCTTTCGTTCAGGCGCAGACCCATACGCAGCGTTCGGTGCGCAGATGTTCAACATACCCGGAATGACTAAGGAATCAAACCCAGAATTAAGGCAGTCGGCAAAGTCCGCTTTGTTGGGTTGTTTTGGTAGCCAAACCCCCGTGTTGACACAAAGAGGGTGGGTGCGTATAGTGGATGTGACTCTTTCTGATACTTTGTGGGATGGCGTGGAATGGGTATCACATTCTGGGTTAGTTCCGCAGGGAGAGAAGGAGGTGATAACGGCGCACGGAATATCTGCAACGCCGGACCACAATATCCTTACTGAAAACGGGTGGGTTGAATGGCAGGAGGTCGTAAACCAGTCGAACTGTTTCCGGTCGGCACAATCTTTAGCGAACTCGTGTGTACCGGCTGGGAGCGTAAAACAGACGCAAACGGAAAACCGGGGTTTTCTCCGCGTATGCGATGCGCATGTGGGTGGGAAGGACTTATGGCCCGCAGTCGTTTCTATAAAAAACCCCCCAAAACATGCGTTAACTGCAAAAACGCAAGAGCAAAACCGCCTATTAGCAAAGGCCCAAAACCTTTCCCCTTTGGGATTGGCGAGGTCATTAAAGAACTTACTTGCCTTGGCTGGGGAAAACACAACGGGTATTACCACCCCATCATGCGCTGCTCTTGCGGGTGGGAAGGTTTCGTTAACCGTTACAGCATTCAGCGAGGAAACAGCACTCGGTGCGACCGCTGTGCAAAACGGAAAGCCATCGAAACTCGTTGGGAAAGGCAGGGGTACTACGCAATTTGCCCAGACCGCGACCATCGCGAACGGCTCCTTGACAGGATTAGCGCAATCATTGTCCGCTGTACCAACCCAAATAGCGCAGTCTATCCAGACTATGGTGGGCGCGGCATTACGGTACACGCGCCGTGGATTGAGAACCGTGTCGAGTTTCTTCGATACCTTGTCTCCCTCGATGGCTGGGATATCCCCGAGTTACAGCTTGATCGGACAGACAACAGCAAAGGCTACGAACCCGGCAACCTACGGTTTGTTACGCGCAGCGTCAACATGTCCAACAAGCGGCGCTTATCTGCGAGAGGGTTTGAAGAACTCAAGCAGCGCATCACTGCCCTTGAAGCAGAGAATGCAGACCTACGACATCGCCTTCGCAGGGCCGAGGAATCGCTACACAATCCTGACTGACGCAGGCCCGCTCATCGTGCATAACTGTGGGTACGGCCTCGGGTGGGCATCGTTCGCGTCGCAGCTAATGGTTGGGTTCCTCGGAGCGCCGCCGATCCGGTATCAAGCAGAGTTTGCCAAGCAGCTAGGGGTCAACAAGGCACTGGCTAGAAAATTCTTCGAGTGGCGCGAGACCGAGGCCCGCCTGCTAAACATTCCACACACCTGCACGCTTGAAGAGTTAGCTATTCATGCGGTTGCCGCCAAGCAGATCATTGACATCTACAGACAGACGGCCCAGCCAGTGGTTAGTCTGTGGGCGCTGTGTACGAAGCTGATGGTGGACTGCCTAGTGGAGGGTAAAGAGTACACATATAAGTGCCTGACCTTTCGCAAGGGCGAGATCGAGCTACCCAACGGCATGAAGATCCGCTACCCCAACTTGCGCAAGGATGAAGACGGCAACTGGGTGTACGGCAAGGATGCGACCAAACTCTATGCAGGCAAGATCACCAACAACATCACCCAAGCACTTGCGCGGATCGTGATGACAGACGGCATGCTGCGCGTATCTAGACGCTACCCTGTAGTGGGGACTGTGCATGACGAACTAATCGCGCTAGCGCCCGAGGAAGAGGCGCAGGAGGCACTCGACTGGGTGCTGGAGCAGATGACAGTGGAGCCGTCCTACATGCCGGGGATACCTCTGGCTGCTGATGGCGGCACAAACTTACGTTACGGGGATGCCAAGCAATGATTGAAAAGAAAGTTACGTGGAGTCACTCCAGCCTCAAGGATTTTGAGGGTTGTGCGCGGCGCTACCATGAGGTCAAGGTACTCAAGAACTACCCGTTCACGGACACGCAGGCCACCCTCTACGGCAAGGAACTACACACCGCAGCGGAGTTTTACGTAGCGCACGGCACGCCGTTGCCGGCGCAGTTTGAGTTTGTTCAGCCTGTGCTCGATGCGCTGATATCAAAGAATGGGCGCAAGCTGACCGAGTACCAGATGGCGGTGACTAGTGACTTAAAACCCTGCGCATGGGCTGCGGACAATATGTGGGCACGCGGGATAGCTGACTTGCTGATCGTAGACGATGACGATCTGACTGCGTGGGTAGCCGACTACAAGACCGGGAATAACCGCTACCCGGACACTGACCAGCTAAAGCTCATGTCGCTCATGGTGTTCATTCACTTCCCGCATATCCGTCAAGTGAAGTCGGCGCTGTTGTTTGTTGTGAAGAACGACATGGTCACGCTGTCGATGGAGCGCGGTGAAGCTGAGAAGGCGTGGTGGGAGTACCGCGAGCGTGTTGCGCGCCTTGAAGCTGCGTTTGAGAACGATGTGTGGAATCCACGGCAGACACCGCTCTGCCCGTGGTGTGTTGTTACGTCTTGTGAATTTAACCCTAAACACTGAGGACTTTATGAAAACTAAAGCAAAATCTACGCCAGAGATCGCGGTGACGTTGCAACCGTGCTTTATGCACGGGGTCACGATGTATGTGCCGCACACGAAGAACCCTAAAGAGTGGGTGACCTACGGCGGAATCAAAACCAAGACTTTGCAAGAGTTGCAACTGATGGGCGCCAAGGTGCGGCACGAAATGATGTATGTGCAGAACCCAGATACTGACTGGATCTCGCACGTGTACCTATGAAGTGTCCAAAGTGCTTAGAACCAATGAGAACT